TCTTACTGCATTAAATTCAGTAACATGTAATGCTACATCAGCAGGTGCGACAACAATTAATGTAACAGGTACACCAACAACTGGTCTTGTTGTGGGCGATTTAATCTCTTACGACGACGGTGTATCATACGTTCGTGTTGCAAACGTTTCTGCAACATCAATCGGTATCGGTACAGCAGTTGGTTCAGGTGGTATTGTTGCAGGTAAAGCAATTCTACGTAAGTGGGAATATGCAGATAATTTTGGTATTGCACCAGGAACATCTGACTATGCAACAGATAATGGTGGCACAAATGATGAACTTCATATCATCGTTATCGACGAAGATGGTAAGTTTACAGGTGCGGCAAATACAATTCTAGAAAAGTGGGCATTTGCATCTAAGGCATCTGATGCCAAGTCAGCAGATGGATCATCAAACTACTATAAAAATATTATCAATGATAAGTCAAGATATGTTTGGTGGACAGGTCATCAACCAGGTGGCACAAATTGGGGTTCTGCTGCATCAGGTCTAACATTCACATCAGTTACTTCTCCATTTACTGCATCATTATCTGGTGGTGCTGATGGTACAATCGGCAATTCAGATATTATCAATGCATATAACAAATTCCAAAATCCTGATTCAGTGGATATTGGTCTAGTAATTTCTGGTCCAGGAAATCAGACAACAGTTACAAGTCTAATTTCTTTAGTAGAAAATCGTGGTGATTGTGTTCTGTTTATTTCTCCAGAGAAGGCAGACGTTGTTGATAATGCAGGAGATGAAGTAACAGATATTCTTGCATATCGTAACGTATTAACATCATCATCTTATGTTGTGATGGATTCTGGTTGGAAATATCAGTACGACAAATACAACGATGTATATCGTTGGATACCATTAAACGGTGACATGGCTGGTCTATGTGCTCGTACAGACTTAGAACGTGATCCATGGTATTCACCAGGTGGTATCAACCGCGGTCAAGTCCGTAACAGCATCAAGTTGGCATGGAATCCAACCAAATCAGAAAGAGATGATCTGTATGTTAAAGGCGTAAATCCAGTTGTTACATTTGCTGGAGAAGGTACAATTCTGTTTGGTGATAAGACTCTGTTAGAAAAACCATCAGCGTTTGATCGTATCAACGTTCGCCGTCTGTTCATCGCACTGGAAAAAACAATTTCCCGTGCTGCAAGATCGTCACTATTTGAATTTAACGATCAATTTACAAGAGCACAGTTTGTTTCTATCGTAGAACCATATCTGCGTGATGTACAAGGTCGCCGTGGTATTACTGACTTCCGTGTTGTGTGCGACGAAACAAATAACACTGCGGAAGTAATTGATCGTAACGAGTTTATTGGTGACATCTATATTAAACCAGCACGTTCAATTAACTACATCCAACTGAACTTTGTTGCGGTTCGTACAGGCGTAAGCTTTGAAGAAATCGTTGGACGCTTCTAATAAATAAAGAGAAACAGGAGAAAATAAATGGCATTTTCAGTAAATGAATTCCGCTCTCAAATGACAGGTGACGGCGCTCGCCCGAACCTATTTGAAGTTACTATGCCTTTCCCAACTTTTTCACAACCAGCGAACGCACAGACAAAGTTAACCTTTATGTGTAAGACTGCACAATTACCAGGAAGTACAATTGGTGTTGTGCCAGTTCAATATTTTGGACGTGAATTAAAGTTTGCGGGCAATAGAACTTTCACAGATTGGACAATCTCTATCATCAATGATGAAGATTTTGTTGTACGTAATGCATTTGAAAGATGGATGAACGCACTTAATAGTCACAATTTGAACGTTAGAAATCCAGCAGCATTACTTCTAAGTTCATATACATCTGACGCAGAAGTTAAGCAGTTTGGTAAGCGTGGTAATGAGTTAAAGAAATATAAATTTATCGGTTGTTTCCCAACTGATGTATCGCCAATTGATGTTGATTGGGGATCAAATGATGCGATAGAAGAATTTACAGTTACTCTATCATATCAGTGGTGGGAATCAATTGAGGATGGTGTTGTTTAATGAGGAATAGGGGGCAACCCCTATTCCATTTTTATAGAATGAGAGGCACCTAAAATAGCTATTAAATTATTCGGATTCACATTAGGGAAACCAGACATTGTTCAGGATCAAAGACCTGAACAACCTACGTTTACCCTACCTACTGCTGCGCTCGATGATGGCGCAGTCACTATTACATCCAATGCTTATTACGGTACATACGTCGATTTAGAAGGCGCAGTACGTAACGAGTTGGAGCTTATCACACGTTATCGTGAAATGTCTAATCATCCAGAATGTGAAATGGCAATTGATGAGATTGTCAATGAAGCCATATCACATAGTATTGATGGACAAGTTGTTGATGTAATTACAGACAACGTTGATCAACCAGAATCAATCAAGAAGAAGATTAGAGAAGAATTTAAAACAATTCTTTCCATGTTGAACTTCAACAATCTTGCAGACGATTTATTCAAACGTTGGTATATTGATGGTAGAATATATTATCACGTTGTTGTTGATGAAAACAATCCTAGAGAAGGTGTAAAAGAATTACGTTACATTGATCCACGTAAGATTCGTAAAGTACGTGAAGTTGCAAAAGAACGTGATCCTAAAACTGGCGCAATGATTATCAAATCTATTGCCGAATATTATGTGTACAATGATCGTGGTACATCCACACAAACATATACTGCACAAGTAAATACTGGTGTTCGTATTGCACCAGAATCAATTATCAATGTCAATTCTGGATTGACAGACGCAAAGAATACATTTGTAATTTCCTATCTACACAAAGCAATCAAGCCTCTTAATCAACTTAGAATGGTTGAAGATGCGATTGTTATCTATCGTATTTCACGAGCACCAGAACGTCGAGTATTCTACATTGACGTAGGCAATTTACCTAAAGGTAAAGCAGAACAGTATCTACGTGACGTTATGATTAAGTATCGTAACAAAATGGTTTATGATGCTAACACTGGTGAACTGCGTGATGATCGTAAGCATTTATC